AAATTACTACAAATGTTGGATTGGGAATAACAGAGAATCAATTAAATAAAGTATATAACTTAATGGACGTGTATTGCCACCCTTTTACAAGCGGTGGCCAAGAGATACCGATTCAAGAAGCCAAGCTAACAGAACTAATTACTCTTGTAACAAATTATAGCTGTGGAGAAGAAATGTGTACACCAGAAGCAAACTCATTACCCTTAGAATGGTCAGAATATAGAGAACATGGAACAGAATTTATCAAAGCCTCGACTTCGCCAGAGTCAATAGCTAAACAATTAAATATTGTTTATAAAATGCCAATCCATAAAAGGATCGAAATTGGTAAAAAAGCAAGAGATTGGACAATTAAGAATTTTGGAGTAAAAAATGTAGCAAAAACTTTAGAAGATTTTATAGATTCTCAGCCATTTGCTGATTGGCATAAGATAAAAGAAAATCCAGAAGATAAAAAAGATCCATATTTTCAAATACCAAACATTATTGATGATTCTGAATGGCTAACATTTATGTATCATAATATATTAAAAATGAAAAATATTGATTCAAATGATTCTGGTCATCAATATTGGATGGGCGAATTAAGAAAGGGTGCGAAAAGACAAGATATTGAAAACTATTTTAGAAATGTAGCTTTACAAGAAAACAATAAATCTAAAGAAGTAAAATTCGAAGATCTTCTAGATCAAAATAATAAAAATAGAATCTTATATGTTATGCCAGAAAGTGCTGGAGATGTATTTCTTAGCACAGCACTATTTAAATCTATAAAAAATAGATATCCGCAGCACGATTTGTATGTTGCCACAAAACCTCAATACAAAGAAATTCTAGAAGGCAATCCTTATATTCATAGATGGATTGAATATAATCCAATTATGGACAACTTAATTTGGCTAGAAGGCAACAATCAACACGATGGTCATTTTGATATTGCTTATTTACCATACACGTGCACTCAAAGGAATTTAAATTATCTTCACAATGGTTTAGATAAGTTAGACTTTAGTTTAATTTAAATTATTATTCTAAAATGAGACTTCTTGATACATACGCAACTAATACAGGATCAAAGATTGACCAGCCTTTTATATACTCTAAGTTCTTTCCTTTGCCTTTGAAAAAATTTGTTACTTTTCAATCTCAAACTCCTTATGACTCAAGAAATTATTCTTATTGGCAAGAGGTCATTAATTTAATACATCCTTATTTAATAAAAAATGATATTCACATAATTCAATTAGGCGTAAAAGATGAGAAGCCTCTTAATGGAGTAGTTAATCTTTTGGGTCAAACCAACATTAATCAACTAGCATATGTTATTGAAAATGGCATTTTACACTTTGGACCAGACAGCTTAAGCGTTCATTTAGCTTCATATTATAATAAACCGATCGTGGCACTCTATAGCATAAGTAATCCTAATGTTGCTGGGCCACATTTTGGAGATAAGAACAAGCATCTTTTATTGAAAGGATATGAAAGAGTAGGCAATAAAAAACCTTCATATTCTCAAATAGAACACCCAAAATCAATAGACACTATTAAACCAGAAGAAGTCGCTATTGGAATATTAAATTTTCTTAATATAGAATATGCAAGATTGCCAGAAACAATATATTTTGGACCAGATTATAATATTAAAAGTTTTGAAGTGGTTCCGGACGATAATTTAGATATAAATTCTATACCAATTGAAAATCCAATTATCAGAATGGATTATCTGTTTAACGAACAAACTTTTGAAAAAATTGTTTCTTCTAAAAAATCAATAGTTTTTACTAATAAACCTATTAAAAAAGATCTTATACAAAAGTACAAAAAAAATATAACTCAGTTAATATATATTATAGATGAAAATAATGATGTTAATTTTGTTAAATTATTAAAAAATAATTCGATTAATTATGTACTTCTTTCTTTTCTAGAAGAAGATATTTTAAATAAATATAAATTAGATTATATGGACTATAATCTAATAGTAAATAGAAAATATAAAACAAAAGCAGATACAAATATAAAAGATATTAATAATCTGCATTATAAATCCTCAAGAGTAATACATTCTTCAAAAGGACAGTTTATTTCTAGATATGATTGGCTTCATGAAATAGGAGATAAAGTAATAGAAGATCCTGATTTTTGGAAAGAAAGTGATAATTTTTATATTTTTAAATTGACTTAATACAATAATTAAAGTATACTAATAAAATGAGTCCAAAGATTAAAGACGATCAAAATACAATTTCAATAGGCAGTTCAGAATTAAACGAAACATTATCTAATAATGAATTAATTATAGATAACACAATAACGCAAACTCCCCCAAATCTTATAACAAGAAATAAATATGGTCTTTTAGAAAATTCAAATGTTAATTATATTTATCATGATGATGGCTCAATAAACTGGCGTAAAATGGTAAAAACAGAATGTCTTGTACCAAATCGTCAGAAAACCCAAGAGACAGATGTAACAAAACTAGAAGATAAAGATTTGTTAATATTGCTTGGTGGAATTAAAGAATTAGCTCAAATTCGTGGATATTCTAAAGTTGAATACAAAGTCGTAGCAGCTTCAGAGAATTATTTTGCCACAAGCTGTAGAATTACTTGGTTACCAAATTATGAAACAGGTGATAAAGAAATAGTTTTTGAAGCTCTTGCAGACGCAACAACTAATAATACAAAGTCTTTCGCTAGATTCTTTTTGGCCGCAATAGCAGAAAATAGAGCATTTGTTCGTTGCGTGCGTAATTTCCTTAAAATTAATATCGTTTCCCAAGAAGAGCTTGGTGACGCTAAGCTGCTTGACGATTCAAGTATTGCTCAAGAAAATCCAACTTCTCCTCAATCATTACTTGAAAAAGTAATGAAAGATAAGAATATAAACTTCGATCAATTAAAAAAAAGGTTGATTAAAGAAAAATTTGATGGAGCAGAAAATCTAAACTCAATAACAGATATTTCAAAAGTAAAGATTTTTGAGCTAATTGATAGAATTAAAAAGATTAAAGATTAATAATCTTTATATTTGACTAAATGATTTCTAACAAAATATAAATTAATAAAAAATCCACAAAATGCACTAAAAATATTACTTAAAAATGGATAAGTTAATCCAAAAAATGGATTAATAAAAAAACTAATAGCTAAAGATATCCAAAAACTAGAACATTCATGACAAAGTAAGGGTTTGTGAATATAACGAATTTTTGCTATAAAATTGCGAAAAGGTCTAGATACCTCAGTATCGCTCCAGGCATAAGTTATAGCAAGACAAAGGAAAAGATAAACTAAAAATTCGTAAAACATTATATAAAATAAACTACTAGTTTATCTTCTTTTTCTACAATCGAGAAAGATCTAAATGATACTCTTTCTATTTCAAGACGCTTACAAAGATTTTTCCAATCTTCTTCTGTTTTACCAATTTCAAAAACTTTTCCTCCACTATTTTTATATGGGTGCATCATTGGATTTATTAAATTCATTGGTATTTGAGTATTTTTTACCTCCTCTTGTTTTTCGTTAATTAAATTTATTATATCCTCTTGGGTCAACAAGCTATTGAAATAATCTTTTTCGCTTTCTATTTTTGATTGAAGATGAGCCTTCACTCTATTTTTGCAAGAACAATTAGGATTATTTTTTGAACTAGTTAGATCAGCGAAAATTTCTGGAAATTTATCTTTTAATGAGTTAAAGAAAGTGTCATTTTTTATAAAAGTATTAAAAAAAACTGGCGAATTTAATAATTCTTGAAATGTCATATACTTATATTATATATTTTATTATATTAAATTCTAATATTTTAGACTCCGCTTAATATGAAAGTATTTAAATTAATAGTTAATTTTGCATCGTCATTAATACTATATCTTAAATTTGTTTCTGCATCAATACAATCTGGTAAATTAAGGCCTAATATGTTTCTATTAGAATTATATTCTTTAAAAGATAATATTATATTTCTTTGATTTATCCCTGTAAATAAATTAGTTATATTTTCTTGATTATATCGACTCATAGAGAGTTCAAAATTTAAATTAATAGATATTGGATATTTAATTATAACTTCATTTGGTAAATAATTCCCTATTGTATAAATTGGTTCTCTAGGAATTTCTATATTTAAACTAAATGATTCTAATCTATTAAAATTAGCCTCATTTAAATTTAAATCAATATAATAATTATCTGCAGAAAGGAAGCTATTTAAAACGGAAGGATTATAAGAAAAAATCCCAGAAGTATTACCAAGCTCTCCTAATATTAAAGCTCTAGTATTAACAGTTGGATACTCGCCTAATCTATAATTAACTGAATAATTTGTAACATAGCCGCTAGAGAATGTGAAGAAATTATTACCATATTCAATTCTTCCAGAGAAAGGCTGCGAACCAGTAAAAGATATAAATCTATCAGATGAACTTAGTATATAATCTAAATTAAAGTTTCCTATTACTGGTTTAGATATAAAATAATTCCTATTAGAATCATTTACACGCAAGGAAGGCTCTATGTTATTATTATAAGATATGCTTAATCCTTGTATTCCAGAAATAATAGAATTATTTAGATAAAAGTTTTGATTTTCTATAGAATAAACATTAAACATTAATTATAATTACACTTCTTTTTAAGTGTAAACTATGTGAGGTAAAAGGTATATGGCTAGTATTTATGATACAGTTACAAGCTGGTCTTCAGGATCAATTTACGATAAATATGATATTGTAAAAGGTAGTGATAATAGGTTCTATTACTCTATGATTAATAGCAATCAAGGAGTAGCTAATAATCCAGTTACACCCGCTAATTTGGGGAGATTTTGGGATGGATATATATTATTGAATGGAAGTTTAATACCAGATTTTTGGTGGAAACCATCTTACAACGCGAAAATTATGAATAAACCAAAGATAAAAAAATTAAAATTTGGAAATGGTTACGAACAAAGAATTATAGATAGCGTAAATGAAAAACTAAAAGAAATAGATCTTGTTTTTGAAAATCGTAGCGAAAAAGAAACGGTTTCAATTTTACATTTTTTAGATCAAAGAAACGCTCAAGAAAGTTTTATATATAATATACCTACAATTTATCTTAAATCAACCACAAGTTTAAGTACGCGCTTTGTTTGTCCAGAATGGTCTAGTTCATATATATCATATAATAATTATTCTATAGAAATAAAATTAGAAGAAGTTCCAATATAAAATGATTACTCCATCCACACCAACTCAGAATTTTAATTTAATTGTTAGTGGCACAAAAGCTATTAACGCAGAGGTAACTTCTTTAACTCCATCTTCTATGATAACTTTTTATGAAATTGATCTTTCAGAAATATCCCCAACAATAGTAGCTGCTACAAATTTTACTTCAACGGAAAATCAACCAATTACAAGGGGTGTATTTAGAATTTATAATGATTATAATTTATACAAAATATCAAGTAATCCACATGGAATTATAACATGGCAAAATAATTCTTACTATCCATTTCCAGTTCAAACAGATGGATTTCAATACTCTACGGCAGGAACTTTACCTACGCCAAGATTAATAGTTGGAAATTCTAGTCCAGACAAAACAGAAAATTCATTTTTTAATTATATTAGAATGCAAATAGAATCTCTTGGAGATATAGTAGGCGCAAAATTTACAAGAATTAGGACTTTTTTAAAATTTTTAGATGCTTCAAATTTTCAAAATGGGGTAAACCCTTATAATAATGATCCAAATCTTTATGAAATGGAATTACCAAAAGACATATATTATATTGATCGTAAAACTTTAGAAAATAAAGAGTTAATTGAATATGAGCTAGCTACATCTTTAGATTTAGAAAATATAATATTACCAGGAAGAACAATATATGCAAAAAAATGTCCATTTCAGTACAGAGGAGAAGGGTGTTGCTATGAGTATGATAGTAGATTGAGTTATTTGCATAGTGGTGTATACGCTAACACAGAAAATCCATCAATATCTGTCAGAGGATTACAAACCGCTCCGCCAGTAGCTTCTAGCAATGATGAATTATTTGTTAATGGAATATTTTCTACTGGTCATATAGCTGGTATAACCGCTATAAATAGATTAACAGGAACTTTAGGGAATAAAGGTCCTTGGGATGAAAATATTAGTTACGTATCAGGAGATTTTGTTTATATAAATAAGAATGGTTTATCTTTTTATTATGTATGTATCAATAACCATACTTCAAATTTTTTAACTAATGTGCCCCCAAATAAATCTTTTTGGGTAGATGATAGTTGTTCAAAAAGTATTCATGCATGTAGATTAAGATGGTTAAAAAATCCTGCATTTAGACCTGTTATTTGGCCAACTAATAGAGGGGGATGGGATTTTGCCATGACGAATAGATGGCTAACTAGGGCAACATATGCTTATGGAGATTTGCCATGGGTTACAGGTTTAAATGGAAATCCAATTAATTTTCCAAGAAGACCAGGAGCAGAAGACCCTTCTTCAAGTATTTCTCATGGAATTCCAAAAGATGCAGATGGAAATTACCTTAATGGGTTTTTACCTTTTGGAGGATTTCCTGGGACAAGAGTACCTGGAGATTAATATGATAGATAAAAAAATTAAAAATTTTATTCAAAAACAAGCAAAGGATAATTTACCAAATGAATGTTGCGGTTTTATAATAAAAGAGAATGAAAAATTTAAATGCATTCCTACTAAAAATATATCCAAAGATCCTAAAGAAAATTTTGAAATATCAAGTTTAGACTTCCTTAAAATAAAACAAAAATATAAAAAAATATATTATATATATCATAGTCATACCAACGATAATCAAGATCTTACTGAAAAAGATAAAAATTGTTCAGAAAATTTAGTATTACCAATTATTATGTATAATTTAAAACATGATTTTGTAAAAATTTATGAACCAATAAAAGTAAAAAATGAATATATTGGAAGATATTATGAGCATGGCAAATATGATTGTTTTAAATTAATTGAAGATTTTTATAAAAATGAATTAAATATTAATTTTAATTATGATCGAAACTTTTATAAAAAATCACTTATAGAAATGGATATAAAAAATGAAATATTTAAATATTTTGAACAGAATAATTTTGAAATAATAACAAATAATACTTTCAAAATAAATGATATACTTTTTATGGACTTTTTTTTAAATAAAAATCCAAAACATTTTGCTTTATATTTAGGCGATGATAAAATTTTACATCAACCCATGGGCGGATTCTCAAAAATAGAAAATTATTCAGATTTTTATAAAAAAAAACTATATGCTATTTTTAGGAGAAAAGAATGATTAAGGTAAATTTACATGGAAAACTTGGCGAAGATATTGGCTCTGAATGGGAATTAGAGGTAAATAGTGTTGCTGAAGCCTTAAGAGCAATAGAAGCAAACACAAGAAAATTAAGAAAATGGATAATTAATAATAAAGAAGAATATGCATATCAAATTTTAGCTAATAAGTCTTGTCTTTTCAATGAAAAGAAATGTTTTAATAATCTAGAAGATATAGCTCACTCAGAATTTTATTTAAATATAAAAGATAAAATAAAAGAAATAGACATCGTGCCCGTTATCCAAGGGTCGGGAGCAATAGTTCAAATAATTGTAGGGATAATAGCAATAATTGCAGCGGTTTTACTCGCTGTGTTAAGTATGGGTACGCTTCTTTTACCTGCAATTGCTCTTGGGGTAGCAGGACTAGGACTAGCCGCCGCAGGAGCCTCTACACTAATAAGTAAACCTCCAGATTTAGATCTTGGCAGTCTAGATTCTTCTGGTGGTAGTGGTGATGAACCTTTTCAAGGTATAACTCCAGATCCTATAGGTCAAGGTAATGCACCAGGCACAAATACAAGAGGTTCTGTGCCATATCTTTTTAATGGTCCTGTTAATACCGTTGGAGAAGGTGGCCCTGTTCCAGTAGGTTATGGTGAATTATTGGTTGGCAGCAATAATGTGTTTGCAAATTATGATATAAATTATAGAGCTTTTATTTCTCAATATTCGACTACGGACGGGACAATAAATATAGAAGGCAGTAGCGCTTACATATTTAATAGCGATGGATTTTTAATAAGTCAAACCCCATCATTTTTGGAGCCATTGTAATTTTTATGGCTGGTGGATCAAGTAAATGGGCCGAAGGGTTTGGATACATATTATTTCCAGCCAATATTGCTAGAAGTCTTACAAGCTATAATTTTCCAGAAAGTACAGCTATGGATGAACCAGGAGTTAGTTTAAGTTTTTCTGGATTTGTTCCTTATGCTCCTGGAGTTAATAATGCCGTAACTTTTGGGTTTGGTCCTAGTGGAGCGCACACAGTCTATACAGTTATTAGAACATTAACAGGCACAAATATTGGTCAATGGTGGAGAGATCCATTTATCTCTCCAGGTGGACTTAGAATGACAGGCGCAGATCTTAAACCGTATAATGCGCCTAATTTAAGAGAAATATATAATGTCCTAAATAATGCAACTGGATCGGGAGAGCTTCACCCAACTCAAGTTATAGATAGAATGAAATCTTATACGTCTGTAAACACAATAGGAGTATTAGATATTATATCTGAAGGACCTATAGAAGGATTCGTATCTGGATTATATATACCAGACTTTAGTGGCAAGACTACAGGAGATGTAGGATATAACAGCGTCAGATTTCAACCATTCGAACAAACATATTCTAATCCCGAAACAAGATCTATATATTGGAATGATACACCTATAACAAATTTACAGGGATTTTATAATTTTCAATATGTTGATTATAAATTTACTTATGGCGAAAAAACAAATGATCATACTATCTTTAACCCTTACTTAAACCTTTATCAAGATAGAAGAAATTATTTTGGTGGTCAAGTAGATAGAAATAAAATACCCCTAGAAACTTCTGTGACAAAACTTGTAAACGAAAGATTATATGGTGCATATTTAGTTACAGGATCACAATTTGTATACTATCCGAAAACTTTTTATATTTATAATTTAGATGTATCTAAAATTAAAGTTAACATTAAAGTAAATTCTCTTTATAACAGTATTATAACCGGTCCCAACGCTGGAGATATAGAAAGAATAAGATCTCAATTTAGGTTTTTAATTTATAGAGTCCTTAGCAATGGAGAAAAGATTATTTTAGATACTTCTAAGTATCCACCGTTTGTAAAAGAAGCTTATGCTAAAACAGATATAGAAGTTGCTGGAAAGATAACTCAACCAAATGTTTTTTCTTTTTTAATAAATATTAGACCATATTCAGAAAATTTTCCATTTTTTGAAATTTTACCAAATCAAATTGGTTGGGCTGTAGATATAGTAAAAATAACAAGAGAATCACTCGGTGGAGTAGCATTTAATAATACTACTCTTGATAGTTATACTGAAATATATTCAGATAGGTTTGTATATCCAGACACAGCTATGGTTTATACAAAATTTGATGCAAGGTATTTTGCTAGTATACCAGATAGGAATTATAAAATTAGACTTTTAAAAGTAAAAATACCAGTTAATTATGATCCTATAAGTAGAAAATACTCTGGCCCATGGAATGGAAAATTTAAAGTAGCATGGACAGATAATCCAGCTTGGTGTTTTTATGATCTAATTACGAGTAATAGATATGGACTAGGAAAATATATAAACTCTGTGCTTACAGATAAATGGACGCTATATGAAATTGCTCAGTATTGTGATGAACTTGTATCAGATGGAGTTGGTGGCCTTGAACCAAGATTTGTATGCAATCTATTAATTTCTACAAAAGAACAAGCATATAAAGTTGTTAACGATATGGCTAGTTTATTTCGATCAATTGTTTATTATAGCGCGGGACAGATTATAGTGTCTCAAGACGCAAAAAAAGAGCCTGTTTATCTTTTTACAAATAGCAATGTTATAAATGGAAATTTTGATTATCAAGACGCTTCCAAAAGAGCAAGAAAAACTGTAGCTATAGTAAGATACAACGATTTAACAAGAAACTATAAATCTTCAATAGAATATATAGAAGATAGAGATGCTATATTAAAATATGGTATTAAAGAAACGGAAATTGTTGCATTTGGCTGTACTAGCAAAAATCAAGCTAGAAGACTTGGTAAATGGAAATTAGTTACAGATAATACAGAAACCGAAACGATAGATTTTCAAGTTGGTATAGAAGGAACTTTTGTAAGACCTGGAGATATTATTAATGTTTTTGATCAAAATAGGAAATTAAAAACTTACGCCGGAAGAACGATGGAATTAAAAACTGGTTACGCTATTTTAGATTTACCATACACACAGCAAAATCTTTACGCAATTACTGGAGTTAATAAAAATTTTCAAATTAGCTTTCTTACTCCAACATATAATTTAAATCCTGGAACTTATTTAGGAGATTTTTATCTTACTGGTTTTTCAAATAATTTAAGTTCTAGTGGAATTAGCGGAATAAACTCTTCATTTCTCAGAAGAAGCCAAGTTCAAACAATAGCAATTAATAATCCAATAGTTTCTATTAGTGGCGGATCAGGTATATATTCAGATAAAATTAGAATTAATTTTAATACCGCTTTATCTACTAATGGATATGAATTGCCTCAAAATACTATTTGGATGATGGATATTAATCCAAGTGGTTATGGAGGTGTATCTGGCGGACTAAATGTAAGGTCAAATATAAATAACTCTTTAAACACAGCATATCCTGGCTCAAACTTAGAACCATATTTAAATGAACCAAAAGCGTATAGAATATTAAATATTACTGAAAAAGAAAATTCTATTTATAATATAAACGCCTTGGAATATAATGTAAATAAATTTACAGACATTGATAACGTTGGAGTTCTTACGAATTTGCCAGTAAAACCTCCTTATCCATTACCTCCTACTTTAGTGCCAAGAATATTATACAGAAATACAAACAATATACTTACTGGATCTTATGGAGTTTTATATACAACAGATCAAGGAGGTATAAATAGTTTAATGTATGAGATAATTCCACGAGCAGGTACGCCAAAAGAAAATCTATTTTATGTATATGTTAAAACTGGATCAAATTATGATAATTTATTATCTGCTCCAGAAATAAATTTAAAAGATGTAGTAGCAATGAATGAAATAAGGACCGGAATTACACCAGCTTTATTAAATATAGGTCAAATACCACCATTTTTCACACCATTATATACAGGTGATTATTATTTTAAAGTTTTTAATACAAATAACATAGGAGAAAGATCTACTCCTGTTACAGCATTTTTAAGGCTTACAAATCAGGCTGCAATATCAACAATAGAAGCAACGAAATTTAATATATTTTAAAAATGAAAATAGAAAATTTAAATTTTACTTTGAGCTGGCAATCTAAAAGGAAAAACTTTATAGAAGGTTTAGATGAATATAATTTTCAATTTCCTTCTTATAATATTATAATAAAAAATACAGAAGACCTAATTATTAATAAATTTAATAATTTATCTAATCATATACCAGAAATGGAAAGTATCCTGCATGGAAATCAGGACGGCTATGTATGCCCAAAGCTAATAGTTAGACCAAGCAATTCGGTATGCTCTACAGAATTTAAATATAATTTTGAAAATAACTATACAAGATATAAAGAATTAAATAATAAAATTGGTTTTTATAAAAATTTAAATATCAAAATAGACTATCATCAAAATGACGATGAAGATTTTTTTGTTGATGTACAATACAAAGAAATAGAAGGCATAGAAAAAAATAAACTTTTTCAAAAAGTATACAGAAGCACAGATTATTTTTCTGTTAAGTTATCTTTAGATAAGGAATATATTAAAGAAAAACAAATTCATTCTTTATTAATTGTAAGCGAGGCTTCTAATAGAGAATTTAAAAATAAAAAACTAAAAAATCTATTTATAGAAAATATTGAAGATAAATATCTAGACATTAACGATAAATATGTGTTATTGACTGTTCCTTTTATAGAAAGCAATATCGTAGAATTTACAGAAAATATAAATATAAAAATCGCATGCTTAAATTCTGTTCAGTCTGATATATATAACTTTTTGAACAGCAGAGAAAATCAAGAAAATATAAATATATTTCTAGAAGAATTTTTTTCAAATCAATTTTTTGATATAGGAAAGATATATAAACAAAATACTAATAATGAAATAATATTATATTATCAAAACTATTTATATCTTTTTAATCAAGAAAGTTTAAGCTCTAACTCTGAACAAAACGATAGAGTAATAGATGAAACAAAATTTAATAAATATTTCCCACTTCTAAATAAAGATCAAAATAATAGAACAATCTGCTTATCCGATGATTTAAATATAGATAATATAAGAGATAATAACTTTGATCTTTCTTTAGGACATCTGGGTTATTATGGTAAAAATATAAATAAAATTGAAGACGTGGCAATTGATTTAGATTATTTTCAACAAAAAAATATATTATCAGCAAAAATTTTAGAAATAGAAGAAAACCAAGATCAATGTTCTTTGTATATGGAATTCATTACCAATCTTTATAGTAACGAAAAACTGTTTATTGAACCAAATCAAAATTTAAAATATATTAAAAAATACAAAACGCTTATTGAAAATAAAGAATATATAACCTTATTATTTAAGTATACTTATTCTTTAGAAAATACAAATCAATATTTAATAGAAAATCCATCTATATCTAAAAATCAAATAATTGCAGATAAAGATTTAATTAATTTTTCTGCAAAATTAATTTTATAAAATTAACGACTTCTATACAAAAGTCCACCAGGCCTTTGCTGTTCTGTTATAACTTTTAATACTTGGACTTTTACTTTTTCTGCCAGTAACTTTGTTCTTCTTCTTTCTTTCTCTGTAGAATCTCTATCCTCTCCTTCGCCTTCTTCGTCTGAACTTTCTGAAGCGCCACCTTCTTTTGTTACATTAACTGTAACATTTACATTATTTGTTGAATAACTATCCCCGCCAGTCATTGAATCTGACGAATTAGATCCATATCCTATCTCTCCACCTTCTGCAAATTTTTTAATCCGACCATTATTTAATTTATTAAAGAAATCTTTACCGTAAAGATTAACTGCACTTTTACGCATAACATATTCACCATCCATTAGCATTGCTGGTACATTGTCTTCGCTCAATCCCCCTTGCGCGTATTTCTTAATATATCCACCATCTTTAAGAAATGATAATCCAAAACCTCCTAGTCCAAATCCAAATTTCCACCAAGATCCTTGTTGACGTTGTTTCTGAGCTTTATTATATGCGTTTTGCATTTCTGCCCTTCTTTGTTGTTCCATTTTTAATCTTTCTGCTTCATCTCTTAATCTTTGTGCTTGTCTTTCTAAATATCTTTCATAATCTTCAGCATTTTGCAAATTGATATCGTCTACATATTTTATATAATTTAATAAATCCACTTCTCTTTCTGCTCTAATTTTGTTCATTGGGTTTGCTTCATCTGTTATAGCTTGTAAACTT